AAGGAAGCGAGGGCTTATCGCCAAAGGGAGCAGGCCGGTTACATGGCCAAGGCACAGATTGTCGCGAAGCTTGGCGGAGACTTCTTCGATAACCTCACTGAGTTCTCTAGGGAACAGCAAGCAGCCGAAGAGCTTAATGTTGAACTTGATCGTGACATTATTGATGAGCTACCAGAGGAGGTCGAGTTATGACTAAGGAGCCAACTGTGGAACTTCCAATCAGCGAAGAAACCAGAGCAGAACCCGACGAATTAAAAGTTGGTGATTTCGTGCGCTGGAACACTCCTGGCGGGAACGCGCAAGGCAAGATCACGAAGATTATTCGCGATGGCCAGCTTGATGTACCTGGGGCGGAAGTTGTGATTAACGGTGAGGAGGATAATCCTGCAGCGTTAATTCAAATTTATCGCGAAGGGAATGAAGGTTGGCGTGAAACTGATGTTTATGCAGGACATAGATTCAGTACACTGAAAAAGATCGCAGCCTTACGCGCAATGGAACTTACTACGGAGGTGCCTGATGTTGTCGCAGAAGAGAGTTCTAAAAAAGAATTGTCTCGCGATCTTGAAGGTACAAAGTTCAAGCGTGTTGAAGCGACGAGTTTCAACATGGTTGACGAAAGGAGCATGGAATTTCCATTCTCGTCTGAATATCCCGTGGCTCGTTACTTTGGAAACGAAATCCTGAGCCACGGCATGGAGTCTGCGAATCTTTCGCGGCTCAACGATGGCGCACCGCTTCTTTACAACCATGATCCAGATCGCATGATCGGCGTTGTCGAACGTGCTTGGGTTGATGGTGAGAAGAAACGCGGTTACGCCAAGGTGCGCTTTTCGCGCAATAAATTTGCGCAAGAAGTGCTCCAAGACGTTCGCGATGGAATCCTTCGCGGCGTTTCCTTCGGCTACTCCATTGATAAAATGGAGGAGCGTGAAGATGGCCTCGTAGCTACCAATTGGTCGCCTTACGAGGTTTCGTTAGCTGTTATCCCAGCTGACCCCACTGTTGGAGTTGGACGCTCTCTTGAGACCTCTGATTCTGACGTAAACGTTGGAGTTGATCGTTCTTTAGAGGACGTTGACTCTGATATTGAAACTGCGGCTTCGACCGCATCTCCCGTAAACACAGTGACTGAAGTCATGGAAAGCACCACTACTGATGTGGAGGTGATCCGGTCCGAGGCCGTAGAGGCCGAACGTAACCGGATTGCATCCATCAACAAACTCGGTGAGCGTCATAACCTCTCCGACCTTGCACGCGAACTGATCTCCGGCGGCCAGTCTGTCGATGAGGCCCGCGCTGCTGTCCTCGAAAAAATCGGAACTCAACCCGTGGAACACAGCATCACCGCCAACGACATCGGCCTCTCCGACAAGGAGACCCGTAGCTTCAGCTTCGTCAAAGCTCTGAACTATCTCTCTAACCAGGGTGATGCTCAGGCTCGTCGCGATGCAGCATTTGAGATTGAAGTTGGCGAGGCTGCTGCCAAGCAGTACGAGCGTTCTTCAAATGGCATCGTCATTCCTAACGAAGTCCTTCGTCGCGACTTGGTTGTAGGCACACCTACAGCTGGTGGTGACTTGGTTGACGACGTGCTCCTGGCTGGATCCTTCATCGATCTGCTTCGTAACCGCCTGTCAATCGCTCAGGCTGGCGCAACGATGCTGACCGGCCTCCAGGGCAATGTATCGATCCCCCGTCAGACCAGTGCAGCCACTGCGTACTGGGTAGGCGAGAACGCTTCTCCTACCGAAAGCCAGCAGGCAATCGATCAGGTCAACATGACACCCAAGACCGTGGGTGCATTCGTTGATTACAGCCGTCGCTTGTTGCTTCAGAGCAGCATCGACGTTGAAGGCATGGTTCGCAACGACCTTGCTCGTGTGATCGCACTGGAAATTGACCGCGCTGCTATCTACGGCACCGGCTCTTCCAACCAGCCTCAAGGCTTGACCAACGTGAGCGGCATTGGCTCCGAGACCCTTACGGGCACCGGCACCTTTACCGAGTTCATCGCAATGGAGACCGACGTTGCTGCAGCTAACGCTGATGCTGGCGCTCTTCGTTATATCGTCAACGCCACCACTCGCGGCGGCCTGAAAGGAACCAAGAAGGACGCTGGAAGCGGCGAGTTCGTCTTCGCTGACAACGAGATCAACGGCTATCCCGTGATCGTCTCCAACCAACTTGCTTCTAACGATGCACTGTTTGGCGACTTCTCCATGTTCATCATGGGCATGTGGTCTGGCTTGGATCTCACTGTTGATCCTTACGCTGGCGCTACTGCTGGCACCGTTCGCGTTATCGCTCTTCAGGATGTTGACTTTGCTGTCAAGCAGCCTTCTGCCTTCTGCTTCGCTAGCTGAATCTCATGAGAGTTGAAATCACACGCAATGTGATGATCAACGGGGAGCCTGTGAAAGCAGGCTCTTTTGTTGAAGTCGAACAAGGCATTGCCACACTGCTGATTAACAGTGATAAGGCCAAAGTGGCCGCAGATCTTGAGCCGCTTGTTGAGGCTGCTCCATCGTGCCCTCCGAAGGCACCGTCCTGTCCGCCCAAGCCTCCTGCACGGCGTGCCAGTAAAAAGCAAACCCTTGGAGAAGACCAATGACCATCCTTTCTGTTGGCTTAGAAAAGCTTTCGCATTTTGCGTTAGCACCAACAGCTTCACGAACTTCTGCTCTTGACGGAACAGCTGTTGACCTGAATGACTACGAAGGCGACATTTGCGTGATTCTCGATGTTGAGAATGGCGGAACATCAACCTTGGATGTCAAAATTCAATCAGCTGATACATCTGGCGGAACTTATTCTGACGTTTCTGACGCCTCGTTCACTCAAGTGAGCACAAGCGCAAGCAAGCAAACGTTAGTTTTCGACAAAGGAAGCGCCAAGCGTTTCATCAAGGCTGTTTCAACAGTATCTACTTCTACTCACACCTATAGCGTCAACGCTTTTGGTGCCCTGAAGTACGCCTGATCACCGTATGCGTCTAGCCTTGGTTAGGCGCTTTTTTTTTATGGCATTTGAAGAAGATCTAAGCGTATTTTTGGCCATTGATGATTTTGGCGTGTGCGTTAAGTCTGGCGCTATTGAGGGCGTTGGGATTTTAGACATGCCTAGCGAAATTATTGCTGATGGCGTTGTTCTGACTACTGACTTCAAGCTTACCTGCTTGACTTCGCAGTTTGGAAACCTTTTGCATAGCGACAAGGTGACTGTTGATGATGTCAAATACACTGTTAGAAGCGCCAACCTGATGGACGATGGCAAGTTTGTCGAGTTAATGTTGATGAAAGACTAATGGCTACTAGACGCGAGCAAATTTTGGCTCAGATCGCCACAACGCTTGCAAGCACTGCTGGCGTGAGTGGAAGGGTGTACAGGTCAAGGGTCACAGCGGCAGCTAGAGCTGAGACGCCAATGATCGTGATCGAGCCCGTAAATGATGTCGCGCAGCAGCAGACCTCATTGCCAAAGCTTGACTGGACAATGCGCGTAAGAGTCGTCGTAATCACAAGGTCAACAACTCCTTACACGGATGCGGATTCAGTAATTGAATCGATGCACTCAAAAATAATGGCTGACTTGACTGTTGGAGGATATGCAATTGATGTGCAGCCCGTACTAACAAGCTTTGAGTTTCTTGATGCAGATCAACCTGCTGGAGTGTTTTCTAATGAGTACGACGTTAAATACAGGACATCAGTAGCAGACCTTACCGTCTACTAAGGTTTAAGCAGTTGCAAGGATTACGATGAAAGACGAGTACAGCGGTCAAGGTGGGTCGTATCTTCTCGATCCAGAAACCGGAAAACGCACTCTGATTCAGCGAACACTTCCCGCCGACCCCCAACAAGAAAATGGCACCACTTCTTCTACGGAAACGACTAATTCTGATCGAAACAGAGTCGAGCTACGGAGTCGATCCGACTCCAACAGGAACCGACGCGGTTTTGGTGAGGGATCTGAACATCACTCCACAGCAGAGTGATGTTGTTAATCGCGATCTGATTCGTCCTTACTTGGGCGCTTCTGAGCAACTGTTGGCTAACACTCGCGTTGAATGTACATTCAGCGTTGAGCTAGCAGGATCTGGTACTGCTGGCACCGCTCCTCAGTACGGCAAGGCGCTTAGGGCTTGCGGATTGAACGAGGTTGTCAGTGCAGGAGCAAGCGTTGCTTATTCTCCTACTAGCAGCAGTTTCAAGTCAGTCACCATTCACTACAACATTGATGGTGTTCGTCATAAGGTGACTGGTGCCAGGGGAACGTTTACCTTAAATGCAAACGTTGGCGAAATCCCTTCGATTGATTTTACCTTCACTGGCATCTATAACGCTCCTGACGATTCAGCACTGCCTAGCGTCACTTACGCGAATCAAGCAACACCGCTGATCTTCAAGAACGGCAACACAGACACCTTCTCCTTGCTTTCTTACTCTGGCTGCTTGCAGTCAGTGAGCATGGACATAGGAAATTCTGTTGTTTACCGCGAGTTGATTGGCTGTGACAAGGAAGTGATCATTACTGATCGCAACGCAAGCGGTAGTGTGACTATCGAGATGATTTCGATTGCCACGAAGGATTACTTCACCGCTGCTTTGACTGACGGCACGCTGGGCAACCTTACGTTCCAACACGGCACCACGGCTGGGAACATTGTTGATTTTGCTAGCACCCAGGTCGACATCGGGGACGTGAGTTATGGCGATCAGGACGGCATTGCGATGCTGAACATCCCATACACCGCGATCCCCTCTACAGCAGGTAACGACGAGTTCAGCTTGGTGTACACTTGACCTGAACAGATGGGTTCCTGAGGCCGTGTTGGAGAGCACGGCCTTTTTTATTGTTGTAAGCTAATTGCAGTTAAGTCTGCTCAATGGCATTCGTTCGCAAAAAGGTCAAAACTTTTAAATGGCCTGTAACTGTGGAAGAGCCTGCTGATGGTGGGGTCTTTGATGACTCTAGTTTTGACGCAGTATTCAAAAGAGTTCCACGATCTGAGTTCCAGAAGCTTGCGGACAAGGGCGACCTCGATTTGCTTAAAGCAGTGATGACTGGATGGGAAGGAATCGAGGATGAAGACGGCAAGCCGTTGCCGTTTTCCCAGGCAGCAATGAAAGAATTTGCTGATGACCCTTATTGGATTCGCGGTGTCTTGAAGGCTTACACCGAAACGTTTGAAGGCGCGAAACTGGGAAACTAAAAGATGCCGTCAAGTATTGGGCGAATGGCGGCAAAAGAGTAGAGGACAAGAGTGCAGATGACGCTGCGGCATTTGGATTGAAGCCGCAGCGTCAGGCCGCTCCTGAGGAGGAGCACTTTGAGGTATGGGAGGAGAACTGGGATGCGTTAATGATGTTCTTGCGGATGCAAACGCAATGGACCGTCACGATGGGAGGTTACGTTGGATTGAAGTATGAGGTCTTGCTGGGTGCGTCAGGACTGATGTCCCTTTATGATGTAGAGAATCCCCGTGAGATGCTGGAGAGCCTTCAAGTAATGGAAGCTGCTGCACTCTCTGAGCTGAACAAGAAAGATGGCAAGTAAGACTGTTCAACCGATAGCCATTGAACTCGGCATTAAGGGCGGCGAAAAACTTGCAGCATTAAATAGATCATTCCGAGATTTATCGAAGCAGACAAAACTTTCTGATCGAGATATTAATCAAGCGACTAAAGATATTGTTAAGTTTGCCAAAGAGGTTGGCAATAGCGAAGCGACAATAAAAGGTCAGATTAAGGCATTTGAAGGCTTGCGTGAACAGGCCGCTATGGGCGGCAAGATTTATCGCGAACTTGGTGTAAGTATCGGGAATCTTAAGTCAACGCTTAGGGGCTCTACTGATGAGCTAGAGCAGCAAAGGGCTGGTTTTGTCAAAACGGGTAATGCTGCTAAGTCTTCCGCTGCTGATATTAAAGCTGTAATTTCGCAACTTGAAGTTTTAAAAGGCAGAGCCAGGCCAGGGTCTTCAGCCTTTGCTCAAATTGCAAAAGATATTGATGCTTTGCAGGGTCGATTAAAGGAAGTCAACATAGAAGTCAAGAAATTTAATGCTGGCTTTGAGACTTCTCAGCGCCCTGCGATGAGTCTTGAAAAGATTCAGCGACAGATTGGTCGATTGTCCGAGGGGATGAAAACCCTTGTTTTTACGAGCAATGAATACCTTGAAACCCAGACCAGAATTGCCTTGCTTGGTCAAGTCCAGAGTCGTTCGGTAGGGAGACAGCAGGTAAGGGCAAACGCCGAAATGTTCAGCAGTGCTGCCTTTCAAAATTTTGCGCAAGGACCAGCTGGAAAGCTTGGCCTGCCAAATACAGCAGCAGCGTTAAATCTTGAGATTTCTGAGCTTCAGACTCAATTAGCCAATACGACCCCAGGGGAATCTTATAAAAGAATTACCCAAGAAATAACTTCAAAGCAGGCAGACCTAAACAAAATACTTAACAGTACGGCTGACGCTTACGACAGGGTTGCGGCTGCTCAGTCTGCGTCAACACGTAGAGCGCAAAAGATCGCAGACCTGCAAGAGTATGCGCGTAGCTCAGGTCTTGCCCCTGGCGCTGGAGGTTACCGGGGTCCACAAACCGGCGCAATTATTGCAAGAGGGCGCGGCAGCATTGCGAGCAGAAGAGCTTATAGGCAAAGGGGGCAAGCATTCTTGGATTCGATAAACCAAGAGGCTCAAGGGTTGCGGCAAACTTTAGCGTTGCCTGCTGCAGGCGGGACAACATCAACCGGGCCTGGTATGGCTAGAAGGATAGGTGTTGGTAGGGAAGTGGTTAGGGGCGCTCCAGCTGTAGACGTGACATCTCCCGCTGTAGGGATGAGCGAGCCAATAAAGAAGCAAGCAAATGCGTTAAGAGAAGCTGCCACTGCCTACAAGCCATACAACGCAGAGATAAGAAAGGCTAAAGCTGCAAATAATGGAAGCATTTCTGGCATAAATAACCTTAGAACTGCTTTGGAAAGAAAGCGCAACGAGCTGCCTACAACCACGGCTGCATTTAAGCGTTTAACCCAGCAAATTGAAAGACTTGACAGGCAGTCGGAAAAAGCTAGCAAAGGCATGAGCCGCCGCAGGTTCTCACCCGGCAAGGCCGCCCAGGTTGCTGGCGCAACGATCTCCGGTGGTATTTTCGGTGGACCTGAAGGGTTCCTGGGTGGCGCAATTGGTGGCGCAATTGGTGGTGTTGGCGGTTCTTTTGCTGGCGCTGCACTTGGCGCTCAGGTTGGACAGCTCAGGCAGCAGCTTGGTGGGTTTGCTGAGTATGCGGCGAGCATTGAGAGACTCAAAATTGCGCTGAATGGTATTGCAGGTGACGCAAGTAATTACAACCGAGCACTGCAAGCCGCTGCTGATGTCACAAAAGAATTAAATATTCCACAAGAAGTTGCTATCAAAGGAATCACTCGACTTACAGCAGCAGTAAAAGGTGCTGGCGGTGGCATTGCTGATGCAGAGCTTGCGTTCAAGAACATTAACTCTGCAATTATCGCTACGGGCGGCGGTGCAGAGCAGGTTGAAGGAGCCGTAACTGCGCTCGTTCAGATTTTCTCGAAGGGCAAAGTCAGCGCAGAAGAAATCAATCAAATTGCAGAAAGATTGCCCGGTACATTTAACAAAATTGCCGAAGCGTCAGGCAGGACCGGCCCAGAGCTGACAAAAGCCTTGCAAAAAGGCGAGGTGGGGCTGAATGACCTGATGAAGTTCTTGGTTCAACTGGGTGGTGAATACGGTGAATTGGCTGAAAAGATTGCCGGGTCTTCTGAGTCAGCTGGCGCAAGATTGACGGTTGCATATAACAATATGCGGATTGAAATAGGCAAAGCTCTTCAGCCGATTGGCGCTGAATTTCAAGAGGCGTTTGCTGATTTTGTTGAAAACATTACCCCTACGCTTGTCGCGACACTTCCTAAACTTGGTGCAATTTTCCTAGAAGTGGCGAAAAACCTAGACGTATTGGCGGCAGCTGCTACTGCGGCAGGATTGGCTATGGGCATAATCGCAGCAAAAGCTGCTGTGATAAAAGCAAAGTCGATTGTTGCATTGTTCAAGGGCATTGCGGCTTCTGCCACTGCTGCAGGAGTAGCGGTAAAAGGCTTGTCAGCTGCCGTGCTTCTTAATCCTTGGGTTCTTCTTGCGGCAGGGGTGACAGCTGCGACTGTTGCCGTAGTGAAATACTACCAAGGGCAGAAAGAGTTAAACGAGCTTTTGGATGAAGGCAAGGGCACCACTGAAACAATGCAGGCAAAAATGCAAGAATATAGAGATGAGATAACGAAAGCTACTGCCAAGCTAAAAGGCATAAATGGAGAGCAAAAAGCCACGGGTCGTCAGGCGAACGCCTTGAAAACTAAGATAGCAGAACTCAGAAGCGAACTTAATCGACTGGACGGGACTTATAAAATTAGGCTTGAGTTTGAATCAAAAGGCTTTAAGTTTGACGACAAGAACGAGATGGTGGAGTTTACCTCTGGAGGTATAGTTTACGGCGGACCGAAAGGCGCTAGGGCTAAGGCTTTGCGAAGAGTGGACGGGACTCCCCTTGAAGGTTTAACAGACTACGGTTCTCCTGGCGATGAAGATGACAAAGGCAAAGATAAGGGCAGTGGCAAGGTCAGGAAGTCGCGGCTGCCGCAACTCCAAGACAGGTACGACTCGCTGATTCGATCCGGCCCACTGGCGGGCATTCAAAGATTTCAGATCGCAAATTCACTTGCCCTAGTTCGGGCACAAAAAGATAACAATACAGAGCTAGTTTACACAATAAAAAATAACGCTATAAATCTTGACTTTGGGGAGAAAGAGCTTGGACTAAAAAACAAATACCTAGATGCCATGAATGCTGCGAACAAAACGGAGGATATTGCAGAACGTCAATTGCAAGAAAAAATTGCAGGATTGGAACGAGACCTTGGTCTTGAAAAGCTAATTGTTTCGGCAAATGGTGAGCTACTTGCCCTTAATCAAGACCAAGCTATTGCGTCGGAAATAATCGCGAAAGCTTCCGAAGACGAGCTGTTCAACTTGCGCGATCAGCTTGGTTTGGTGACAAACGAGCAGAGAATTGAAAGATTTAGGCAGTCAAGAATAGACGCAGGAGATCCAAACGCTGAGCAGCAAGCTGATTTGTATCGTCAAACAATAGACCCAACACTTGTCGAGGGATTAACGCAAAACATTGCCAAGTTGAAGAAAGATTTAGCTGAGCTGGTTAATCCAATCAACCAAGTCACAAGTGCAGCGACAGCTATTGGCACTGCATTCTCTGACTCGTTCAAGAGTGTTCTTGATGGTACTTCAACCACGCAGGAAGCATTAGCTGGATTCTTCAAAAACATTGCTAGTTACTTCCTTGACATGGCAGTGCAGATCATTCAGAAGATGATCACGATGGCAATCTTGAACACCGTTGTTGGATTGCTGCCTGGTGGTGGTGGTGGTGGTGGTGATATTTTCTCCGACATAGCAGGGAGAGGTGGACTGCGAATGGCGAACGGTGGAGTATTCGCCAAGAACAAGATCGTGCCTTATGCCAAAGGCGGCATCGTCAACAAGCCCACGATGTTCGCCTACGCCAACGGCGGCACTGGCCGCTTCGGTCTGATGGGCGAGGCCGGTCCAGAAGCGATCATGCCACTTAGGCGCGGAGCTAACGGTAAACTTGGTGTTCAGGCTTCTGGCGGTGGCGGCGTATCTGTTGGTAACATAAATATCACAGTTCAGAACACGGGTGATCAGTTGAATCCTGCCGCACAAAAGCAGCTAGCAGGTCAGGTTCAAGGTATCGTGTTATCAACGTTGGCCAATGAGCGGCGCAGTGGAGGCATTCTCTGATGACCTATTTATCTTTTAATGACATTAAGCTTGAGCGGACCACTTCGATAAAAACGACTTCAAGGGTACAAAGGGCTCAATTTGGAGATGGCTACAGCCAAGTTTTGACGGATGGATTGAATGCAGATGTTGAAAGATGGGATTGCACGACTGGTCTTTTAACGAATGAAGAGGCTTATTCAATTGAAAGTTACCTTCTCTCAGTAAAAGGGCAAACAATTAATTGGATCAGCCCATTAAACACTAAGACGTTTTCGAGGCCATTCGCTGCTGGCAAGCTAAAGCTTGGTTATACAAATTTAAGTGCATTAACTTTAACTGGTTATACGAGGCCAACACACTACACTGCAAACTTAGTTACAGGTGATCTAACATCGGTAACCATTGCTAACGGAACGATTGTGCCAGTAACGCTGACGCTTGCCGCTAGGAATTATCTTCTCGATGACGGCTGGACGCTGACTCCAGAGACTCCAGCCTATGCAAGGCTTAAGTTTAGCCTCACGCAGGTGTATGTATGACGCAAACGCCTCCTAATACTGAAGTCTTTAAGTCACAGCTGCCGCAGATCATTGATCTGTTTACGCTCGACATTACAGCAATTCTTCCTACTGGCTCGTCAGACCAAGCAATTTATAGGTTTGCAAATTGGTCTCAAGTTAATGGTGCTGATGTTGTTTACCAGACGAACACATATACGCCACTGCCGTTAGAGGCATCAGGGTTTGAGTTGAACACCAAAGGACAGTTGGCGCGTCCAAGCTTGACGTTTGCAAACGTAGGTCTTGGCATTACGGCTTTGACCAACACTTATGAAGATCTTGTTGGCGCAACGGTCCAGAGGATTCGCACGTTAACGACTTACCTTGACGGTGCTGAAGCTGCTGATCCAAACGCTTACTGGGGGCCAGACGAATGGATCGTTGAACAGAAAAGCAGCGAAACCAAGCTAGCGGTATCTTTTCAGCTAGCGATCCCATTTGATCTTGAAGGGCGGGCATTGCCTGGGCGCAGATTGTTGCGTGAGCAGTGCCAATGGAGATACAGAAGTGACATTGGCTGCCATTACGATGGGAGCAGTTACTTTGATGTGAATGATCAAAGTGTTGCCAACCTTAGTGATGATGTTTGCGGAAAACGTTTAACCAGTTGCCAATTAAGGTTTGGTAATACATCTAGGCTGCCATTTGGCGGATTTCCTGGTCTCACTGACGCAATGGGTTAAACGATGCTTTCTCAATACAGCAATCCGATTACGGGCGAACAACAAGCAAGCATTCGCGCTTATGCCGAGGCTGCTCACCCTGTTGAGGCTTGCGGGTTTGTGCTTGCTGGTGGAACGGTTGTGCAATGCGCCAACACCGCAACACAGCCTGACACATTCGTCATTAGTGCAGAAGAAACTGCTTTGTACTTGGACGATGCTGTTGCTTCGTGGCACAGCCATGCGGATTACGCCAGCATGAGTTTTGCGGACATCAATGCTTCTAAGGCGTTGAACCTGCCCTATGTGGTCTTTAACTGTGCCAGCACAGAATTCTATTACTTTGATCCGCGTCAATCAGCCGGTTTAGTGGGGCGTCCGTGGATGTATGGCGGTTATGACTGCTATTCAGCAGTTCGTGATTGGTATGCGCAGGAAATGGGCGTTGAGATGGCTGATTATGAACGCTTGTACGAGGGTGAATGGTCTCAGCGAGGCTTTACGCATTTTGAGGATAACTTTGCCGCAGAAGGCTTTATCAAGATTCCCAAGACCGTTGATCTTGAACGTGGGGATGTGCTTCTATTTCGGATTAGGAATGATCACACCTGCAATCACGTTGCAGTGATTGAGGACGTAGAGGCCAATCAGATTTATCAGCACTTGGTTGACCGAGACTCAGCGATAATGGCCTATAGCGGATATTTCCGCGATAATACGTTCATGGTTCTGAGGCGCGACGGCTAATGGTGACCATTCGGTTGTTAGGTGAGGCTGGTAGGCGTTACGGACGTAGATTTCAGCTTGCTGTTAAGACGCCTGCTGAGGCTTTAAGGGCACTGTGCTTGCAGATCCCTGGTCTTAGACAGTATTTACTGGAGTCAGGCGATAAGGGGATCAACTGGCGCGTTGTGACTGATTACGCGGAAGGTTTAGAGGATGAACAGCTGCTATGGCCGATGAGTAAGCGGCTGGTGTTAGCTCCGTTACCTGCTGGTCGTGGTGGAGTAGGCAAGATTATTGCTGGTGTGGCGTTGGTTGCTTTTGCGATTGTGACAGCTGGCGCTGGACTGTTTGGACTTGGGCTGGGTTTTGGCGCGAGCACCGCTATTGGTATTGGAGCAATCGGCGCTTCATTGATTTTTGGTGGGGTCTCAGAACTATTAACGCCAACACCCAAGATGCCCAATGTCAAAGGCGGCCTTGGTGGTGGATCAAGCTCAACGTCAGGTCGCGACAGGGACGAACAACTAAACAGCTTTGCCTTTGATAAGTCGAACGCGAATACAGTGCAAGGAGACGTGGTCCCTGTTCTTTATGGTGAGCGCATTATTGGTGCGTTGCCAGTTTTGAGCTTTGGCCTTGAATTGCAGAATTTCTTGTGATGGACGATCAAACTCAGGCAGAAAACCTAGAGGTCAGCGGTGCTGGTGGCGGTGGTGGCGGTAGGCAAAATGTCAACCAAACCGTCAATCAGACTGTTGTTGTTCAAAATCCATCAAGACAGCCAGTAATTGCAGCAAACAATTTATTTTCAGTTGCATTTGCAAAAACAGTTTACGCGTTAAGTGAAGGCGTACTTGAAGGTTTTCCTAATGGAATCAACAAAGACGTTTATCTTGATGGCGTTCCAATTGAAAACCCAGACGGAACCGCCAACTTTGCTGGCTTTACTCTTGACTCAAGGCTAGGCGAAGACGAGACACAAACACCTATTAGTGGGTTTAGTACAACTGAAAACGCTGTCGGCGTCAACGTAACGCTTTCAAATGGCGTTCCAATTACAAGAGCAATCACAGACACAGATGTCGAGCGTTGCCGGGTGATCGTGTCCATTCCCGCTTTACGAGTTCAAAACGAGCAAAACGGTGATGTCACTTTTACAGAAACTGTTTTTCAAGTTCAAGTTAATTCAAATGGCGGCAGTTATACAGTTGTGGCACAGCCGCAAATTCTCGGGAAATCAGATAGCGAATTTCAACGCGCTTACGAGTTTGACTTGCCCGGTAGCGGTCCTTGGAATGTCCGACTTGTAAAACTGACAGCTGACTTTGATACTCCTTTCGTCCAGAACACGATCAATTGGCAAAGTTTTGTAGAAATCATTGATGAAAAATTTGCTTATCCAAATACCGGTCTTGTCGCGTTAAAGGTTGACGCAAGGCAGTTCAACACAATTCCAGATGTTTCAGTCAGGCTACGGGGGAAGCGTGTTCAAGTTCCTACCAATTACGACGCTGCGACTCGTACTTACACGGGGCTTTGGGACGGAACGTTTCAGATGGCATGGACCGACAATCCTGCTTGGATCTTCCGTGACATTGTTTTAAACGAACGTTTTGGCGTCAAACGTTACGTCAGTTCTATTTCAATTGATCCTTGGTATCTTTACACTGTTTCTCAATACTGTGATGAGCTTGTCCCGAATGGGAGCGGTGGTACTGAGCCACGATTTACTTGCAATGTCTATTTACAGAATCCAGGCTCGGTTTATCAAGTGCTAAATGCACTTGCTTCCTGTTTTCGGGGCTTGATTTATTACAGCGAAGGTAGTCTGTATTTAACACAAGACCGGGAGCAGTCCGCTGTTCAGCAGTTTAGCGAAGCCAACGTTATTCAAGATGTAGGAGAAGACGGGGAGGTAAAATCGCCATGTTTCAGTTATACGGGTTCAGCTAGATCCGCACGCAAGACAGTCGTTTTAGCGAACTGGGATGATCCAACACAAGTTTATTCAAGCGTCACAGAGTATTTGCAAGAAGATGAGCTATTGGACAAGTTCGGGTATAACCCTGTTGATCTTCGTTTGATAGGCGTTACATCTCGTGGGCAAGCCTTACGGGCTGCCAAGCATACGCTTTTCAGTGATAGATATGAAACAGAGAAAGTTTCGTTTCGTATTGGGGCGGAAGGAATTGCGGCTGGTGTTGGTGAGATTATCAAGATCGCGGATCCTCTGAAGCAAGGTCAGCGTTTAGGCGGTCGAATTGTATCTGTTGATGGAAACTTTATCACCGTTGACGCAGTGTTGACGCTGGTGCCTGGAGTTGCTTACACCTTGACGGTTGTAATCCCTGAAGGGGAGACGGTTGTAAACAATGATGGCTCGACAAAAACAAACCCAAAACTAGAAGTTTTAACTATCTCAGCTGCTAACGCTACCGGCTTCCAAACCTTTGACGAGGGCAATGTCTTAACTGAGGATTCCAATGAAGTCGTAACGCAAGGCGCTGATAATTTAATTGCTCGATACGCTTCAACCGACGCAACCACAACTACGTTCCATGTCAACTCGGCTATAGCAACGCAAAAAGGCGCTTTATGGGTGCTTGAGTGGACTTCATTGAAGGCGGCAACCTATCGGATCATTTCGATCTCAGAAGTTGAATCTTTGATATACCAAGTCGAAGCCATTCAATATAACAGCAGTAAATATGGTTACGTTGATAATGATTTGCCGGTTGCAATACCAAAAGATCGCTTTACGCTTCAACCTGTAGTTCCGCCAACGGACGTTAGCAGCATTCTTGAGTATTCAAACGGTCAAACGTCAATCATGTCCTCGTGGCGTGCCCCGCAAGTCAATAATTCGGTTGACCTTTTGGTACGGGGTTATCGATATCAGTGGCGAAAGGTTAATTTTACGGAATGGTCAGACATTTTTGAATTGCAGGGTACAGCAGTTGAAACGCCTCTTGCAACTCATACTTTTGGGAATGCTTATCAGGTTCGAGTCTCTTCCGTTAACCGGCTAGGGAGTCAATCTGATTGGGCTGTTTATGACGTTGACGCTTTTGCGCCTATCCCTGATTTAAGTGACGTTAGTTACGGGGCGACCCTTACACACGCCAACCAGCCAGATGGCACCCAGTTAGTCATTGTTGATTCTGGAACGTGCCCAGTTTTGCCTCGAATTAGTGGGTTCAAATGCTGGGTTAAGCCTCGTAATCTATCGTCTGGTGAAATTCCTGGGGTTAAATCACCTGACGCTGATGGCTGGTATTTCTTGGCTGACATTCCGTTAACTGGGTATTACACCGTTGCATTCCACGCTCCAGACACTTACGACGTGCGGGTTAATTTTACGAGTTCAATTTTTGGAGAAAACCCAACTGATTACATTTATGACGTTGTAGAGCGTGATGAAATTGCGCCGCCAACTCCTAGCAATTTCAGTGTTGTTGAAAATCAAAATAGCAGCGGCAAACGTTTTAGCTGGCAGTTGCCTACGACGCAGTACGGCAGCTGGGATCAAAACATTGTTGCTGATATCGTGAGCTATGAGGTCAGGTACAAAAAAGGAACACTGGCGCTAAATATTGTTGAGTTTGATGTTGCGACTGATCTTGTCACAGTTAAAACCTCAACAGTGATTGGCACTAGAGTCAATCAGCACTTATTGAGTGTTGGCGATGAAATTGTTTTTGCCGCGTCTTCTGGGTCGTTGCCTACTGGTGTTGTTTCTGGAACGACATATTACGTTGCAAGTGATGGCTTTATAAGCACAGCATTTAAGATAAGTGCAACAAATGGCGGTCCTGGGATTAACTTTACGGGCAATGCAACTGGAACGTATAACGTTTCGGCTCCAGCAGACCTAAAGACTCGATTGGACGTGAAGGCAACTTGGGGCGCTGGTCTTGAGCTTGCTTCTGGTGGTTTGCCTGCTCAACAGCAGTGGTTTGAGACGAGTTTGTTTGATGTCGATACGTTTGTAGTGATGGTTAAGTCTGTTGATGCAACGCAATGGCGTGCAGATCTTCCGGCTTACGTCCTTGTGAATATTGGCGCTCCTCCGATTAGCAACGCAGTGCAATCGATTAATGCTAAGAATCCGCCAACAAACAACTGGCCTGGAGATCGTGATAACTGTTCTGTTGTCGGCGGCAATCTAGTTCAGACAGACGCAACACTTGACAGTATTTTTACGTGGAATTTTGACAACAACAATCTTGAAAGCGCATTGTTGTTTTCTACAACCTCAACGGCAACGTACTCTCACTCGTTGGTTGCGCTGACGGGTGAAGCAACTGAGTTAACGCAAGAGGATGATTTTGATCTTTTGCAGGAAAACGATGACCGAATTTTGGCTGAACAAAGGTATTACTCGCCAACAGAGTTGGCGGAAGGCGGAGTTATTCACCCCTATGCTCCATACGAGAAATTGCTTGGTGATGTTTATCGAGTTGAAACGCGATTTAAAAGCCCTGATGGCGGAACGACTGCTGGCAATATCACTGCATTAACGGCTCAGTTGGATTATCCCGACGTGATCGAGAAGCAGAACGATGTTTCTATCTCTAGTGTTGGAACGGCTGTAGCATTGACCAAAGCATTCCGAGCGGTTTCAAGCGTTTCGATCACGGCGCTGCAGACAGGTGGTAGCACTGCGGTAACAGCTGTGGTCACGGCTAAAAGCACCAGCTCCGTTACTATTAAGTGTCTGAACTCCAGCGGGACCGGGGTCACTGGCCTTGTTGACATCACAGTAATTGGTTACTAATGGCTGACGCACGCATCTCCCAGTTACCAGCCGCGACGACGGTTGAAAGCCAGGATATTGTTCCATTTACAAGCATTAGCGCTAGTGAGACGCGCAAGATCACTGCAAATAACCTGGGGATCAGGCTGACGCAGCTTGGATTGACGGTGGGGACCGCTATTCCAGCAACTCCGTACAACGGTCAGCTTTGGGTTGACACCAATACGAACCCGCCAATCCTGAAGGTTTATAACGGCGCAACGTTTACGACTGTCAGTTTTGAACCTGGGACGTCAGTTGCTACAAGCCCTAGTAATACTGCGCCTTCAAGCCCATCACTGGGACAGCTATGGCTCGATACATCTCAAACGCCGGACGAGCTGAAGGTCTACGACGGTGCCAACTTTGTTCGTGTTGACCCGTTAGGAATTACTGATGCTGATGCCGCCTCTAAGTATTTGCAGATTACGAATGCTGCAAGTACATATTTGCAGTTAGCTGGTGGGACGTTGACGGGGAACCTGACACTTGTTGGTGACCCAAGCACTAATAACATGGCGTCCAACAAAAAATACGTTGACGACCAGATTGCTGCGATCCCGGCTGCTACTGACCTAACACCTGCTGGGACGATTATTTATACGGCAAGAACAACTTCTCCAACTGGTTACATTAAAGCGAACGGTGCTGCGATTAGTCGAACAACGTTTTCAGTATTGTTTGCAGCGATTGGAACGACTTATGGCGTTGGTGATGGGTCAACGACTTTTAACTTGCCTGATTTACGTGGTGAATTTATACGTGGCTGGAGTGACGGGCACACAGTTGACAGCGGTCGAACGCTAGGCAGCAACCAAGGCGATCAATTTGAAGATCACAGCCACTTGGCTTACGTTGGCAGCTCCCCAACGGGCGGCGCTGGAGCAGTGCAATCTAGCGCCGTGGGAACTGTTTCTACTAGCGCAGCAAGTAGTGGAAGCAGAGGCGCTGAAACCCGTCCACGCAACGTTGCTTTGCTGGCCTGTATTAAGACCTGATCTGGCATTAAAATTAAGGCACTAGGAGTGAATTATGGCTGACATCAAAATTACCGATCTGGCTGCTTACACAGATCCGGTCAGCAATGATGTTCTGCCAATTGTTGATATTGGCAATGACCTGACCAAGAAGGTCAGCATTGCGAATCTGGTGAAAAACGCTGGGGCTGGTAGCGCCGCATCGCCTTCGTTTAGTTTTGATGGCGACAATGATACGGGCCTTTACCAGCCTGGAGCTAATCAGATTGCAATTGCAACTAATGGTACTCAGCGCCTGCTTGTTACCAGCAGTGGCTCGGCTACGTTTGCTGCCGGAATCCAATCAAATTCTTTAGTAGTTGTTGATGGCGGAACAGTAAAGTCACGCATCCGAACAGATGGCTCGGCTGATTTTGCTGGTGATGTAGTTGCTGGAGATAACCCTGCCGCAAGTGCAAACAACGAAGGTGTTATTCTCCAAAGCCGTGGAACGGTAAAGACCAACAGATCAAGTGGTGCTATTTACCAAGGTTACACAACAGGAAGCTCAACCCCCACCATTGTGTTCAACGCTGATGGCTCGGCTCAGTTTGCTGG